ATTTATGTTGGATACCACTTGATTATTCTGCGTCAAAGCCAAGGATCTGGCATTAGCAGCACCATCCACGTTTTCAATCTTAGGCAAACACCTTTGATATACCAACGTAGATTCTTGGACATTAAGTGGTTTAGACCAACCGAACACATGAGCTGTTCTGGCCAAAATATCGGAAGCCCAACTGACAGTCCTCGTAAAAGGCATCAAAACAGGAAATTCCCCGAGAATAGTACTCGCTTGAGAGACCTTTCTCAGACCACGCTCCAAAAAACCTGCTTGTTCCTGGTCTTGTGCTGACTGATTAAGAATCGTAATACCACCATCCTGAGTGATGGTAGGGGCAGACAATTCTATATTCATGAGCTCAGCATAAATGCTATATCCGCAGGTCAGGTCGTCCGTTGCGTCCAGCGCAGCGTACGGGATGAGATAAATCATCCCAAAACCAAATCCAGAAGCATACTGACCAGCAGCAGTCTGGAGCGGAAAGGCATTATACACAGCATTCCATGGAAGAACCATTTCGACGTAAGATTGCGTCGCAAGATCAAGTTCTACGTGAGGCATCTGTGTAATCTGGGTCAAATGTGCGCAGTGTATACGGTGAGCCACTACGTAGGAACTTGAGGTTGAAGTATTCACACCAAAAGAAGGTTGGAAATAAAGGATATAGCGCCCGGCTTGGAACCGAGTTGCATTCACGTTCAAACGAACTTTCACATCCGCACGTAAAAGAAAAATCCCATCCAATTTTTTCTGCTTGTAGGTGTCCGAAATAATTGCCACAAAAGGATCCACAGAAAACAAAGTTCCTGCATCTGTGGTCGCAAAAGAACCTGCGGTCAATTGTACGGGCCTTGACAAGAATTTTACAATATTTTCTGCTCCATCCAAATGGGTTAAAGAAGAAAGATCAAAATTTTTAAGCTCAAGATTTTCTGTCTGTCCAACCTCCGCGTTGTCGACGAAAGTTGTAATAGACTCTTTTGTGGTTGTCGTTGGTACGGTCAAACTCATGTTTTTGTATTTAGACTTAATTTCATAAATGTAGGTCTATTCCCTGCAGTCATGTTTTTGAGCAACAACCCTTCTACACTTTCGCAGTAGATGCGTCCAGTTTTCATTGGTAGAAGCAATCTTTAACACTTACGTAGTCGTACGCCTAGTTTATCCTCATAGGGCGGAGTGCTTTACACTATCGTAGTCATACGCCATCAGCTTGAACGAGTGTGCTCCCGATCTTTGAAACCGTGGAGACAACAGTGGTCCACTCGTCATAGCCTTCAGGAATCTTCCAATGTGCACCATAAAAGTTCTGCCATTTGTTCTTCATATCTAGAAAATATTCCTCTCCATGAAGAGAAGCTTCCTCCAGGGCAGACCTTACATTGCTTTGAGCGATCGAAATAGCATCGACTTTGTTCGACCTCTTCGACCATAAAGGTAATTCCTCGATGGTGGTCTTTTCAAGCGGACCGACCCAACCCATTATTGGGTAGCCGATCCACTTAAACCCTCTCTTGAGCACGACATGGTTTTCGAGTGGTGTTAATTCAGTACCACACGGTCCTTTATCTGCTGCCGTCATAGTCTGTCCGAATAGGGCCGCACAATTTGCAACAGCGGCCTCGGTGTAAACTCCCTTGTAATTATCGGACACCGACCATATTTTGTCGTCGCCGCACACCAGGCTATGTACATTGGCGGAATACGACGTCAGAGATGCAGGGTTTCCTTGGTGTAAGTGGACCCAAGTATACCTGTCGATTAGAAGGTTTTGGATGCAGTTCAACTCATAAGTTAATCTGCAGCCAGATGGCATAAAGCCGTGGAATTGCTCCACTACTGATCCATAGATCTGGACTGAGTGAATGATGTTCCTGCGGATACCTGCACGGATCATCTGGTCAGCGATGGTGGGACGGATATAAAGAGAATCCAGAACGTCAAAGACATGTTCGAGGGTTTCAGTCTTCGTGTTTTTGTCAAACTGAGTAAAATCAGCAGACCCACAATGACGTCCACCTCCGACGCTAGTCATGTAATCGACCACCTGGCTCCAATCTCCGCTCTTCGAAGCGTCAATTCCGGTAAGAAACCCGTTAGAAACAGCACCCCTTTTGATCATATCTATAGCACCTCCGTAATACATCATCGTGATGATCTGGAAATGCAAAGGGGCACACGAAATCCAGCGAGTACGTCCGGCTTCATGCTTTGCTATTTTCTGTTTTTCGTCCTTTAAGATCACAACCCAAGGTATGTCAGTAGGACACCCAGACGAGAAGGCTGTAAGAATCTCTTGGACTCTGGTTTTCAAGTCATCCCACTTCGGTCCAAATCTGAAACATCCTTTTTCATCATAGTAGAAGTAATCCGTACGCTTCACTCCAAAAACGTTATCAGGATAACCCGGACTGTTCTTCTGCGACAAAGCGTCAACAGCAGTTCCGGGGACACCCAACATTACGTCTTTAAGAGAAAAGACGATCGGAATCACCCCACCACTCAAAGCCTTAATGGTCGCTGCTAAATGAGTTTTACAGGCTTTAAGGATGTTTGGGTCGGCAGTAAACTTTGTATCGCTGCCACCGTGATTCTTCGCGAACTGAGTAGGTTCAATGTTCGCTTCCGTCATACGACGCGGATAGGGTAACTCACAACCAGGTCCGCCTTCAAAACGAACCAATTTGGTCTTACCTCCAGTGTTCGAAGGTTTTCCGAGGTTACGAGTAATATATTCGACGTCCAACTGTCCATGATAGTCATGCGGATCAGTTTTGGGCACGACGAATTCCGCGTCGATCTTGAAGCGATCCATATCAATGTCCGCAATGATATCCTCTTCGATGGCTTTGCCTATCGCAGAGAAAATACGATCTTTAGTCAAAGTTGCAGTCCATCCCATGCGGACATTATCTCCAGCACAGTGTAGACCCAATAACTTTCCTGGCATGAACGTAGTGGACATAAGTACAGAACCGCAGTCTCCAAAAGTGCTACGCACTGGGATCTGGAAGACATTAGTGCGAGTATCGGTGGTACCAAACATGGTCGTTCGGACACCGGCTTCGTTCACGTAAGTTCTCGTTACGGGAATCCCTGCATTGGAGTGTGATCCCCCGCTCGTGAAATGATGGACCTCTTTATTATTAAAGAGCATCCCACCAAAGGACTTGCCACAACTGTATTTAAGAGTTGCGAGTTCAGCATCAGTGATAAAGTGCTTAAGAATATTAGCGCCTTTGTTAATCCATCCTTTCTCAATCTTAAAGATACAGATGTCATCACTATCTGAATGCATCAAAGGTCTAATATCAGGCTCGGAAATGATCCACTCCTTACCGTTCCCTTCAATTATCAGTTGGACTCCGTGTTCATAGAAGTCCAGAAATTCGTCTGTTTCACACCCAAATTTCTTGGCATAATAGTCTCGGAACTGAAACATCGAATCGAAGAAGTGATCGTTCATAACGAACACATCATCAAAGAGGTTCACGGCATATCCGAGAGCGTACTTTTGATCAGTGCGGGTCGCGACATCACGTAGATGAAGTCCGCGCCAAGAAACAGTGTAAATGTTCTTCTTTACTTTATTCATGATAGCAACAGCATTGTCTCCCCTCGAGTCAATAAGACCTTGGGAACGGTTTACAGTTTTAGGTCCTGCGTACTTCCCACGTCTACGAGGTTTGGCCGGTTTGTTCTTACCGGGAACACGTCCAACTCCACCTCCTGATTCCTGTTCTAAACTTTCAGTCCAAATACTAGGTTCTTTTTCTGACCCAGCAACGGCTGTTGGTTCATTTTTGATAGTGTTATACACATTCACAGAAACAGGTGGTTGCAAGCTGTGATTGGGTTGCATCAGCATAGCAGTAGGTGGATGCCTGGTCCTAATGTAAGTTTCAAATAAATCCTTGAAAACCCACACACCCACTGCAACAGCTGCAGTGCGAACCACGATATTACTAAAAAAGTCAGTTATCGCGGTGAAAGCACGTTTGATCGGATCAAAGAAGAAATTCCTAGCGAGAGTACTAAACTTCTCGGCAGTATAGATCTTGAAACTGGTAACAGTTTCTTCGAACTTCTTCGAAAAAGCTTCCCAATCGAACAACATTCCCGGAAGACGCATCACAACAGAGCGAGTCTCTTTGACCATGTCTACAAGCGACGTCATCTTACAAGTGACCCCGGTGAAATTCTCATACACCCAGTCACGCAATTGTTTAGATTCCCCATATTGATTAGCATATTCCTGCTGGATCTGTTCAACACCGACAACTTCAACGAGATCAGGATCATCCTTATTAGCATCGGGTGTTAAAGGTAGGGTTTTATCCTTTCGATAATCGGCAACAGTGGAGTACCCAGGAGCAGGGATTCCAATGGTCTCACCCAATTTACGGTAACCATCAGTAAAAGAAGTAGCAATCTCATCCATTGCTCCCTGAGGAACAGCGGTCACAACGACCTGATCGTTCTTAGCCACAACTACCGATTTAACCGTTTCATCCGGGGTAGGAACAGAAGTTTTCTCCTTCTCGCGAAGCTTCGACGTCAGCCAATTTTTCATAGCTTTCTTATTGTTGATATCAATGGTCGCAGCGGTGCGAGCGGCAGAATCAAGATCAAGAGACGTATCCAATTCCCAAGAAGATTCTTTAAAGTAGGTTTCATAAACGTTACGTTGTTTAACGACGAATGCCAAAACCTGCTCATAAGACCAAGTAGGCTCTCCGGGGACGGGTTCAAAAGTGTGTTGCTCTCCTGAACCTTGTTCGGCCTTGGACACATATCTCAATCGTTTGAAACGATAGATCTTGCTCGTGAATCTGTGACCTTTCTCCACAGAAGGATCATTGGTCACCTCGAAGATAAAATCGAAACGTCGTCCAATAGCTGGAACATGGTTAACAGTCTTATCGACTACACCATTGGCATTGGTAGACAAAAACATATAACGATAATTGGCCGAAATCATGTTCTTAGTCTCGACGTTCGCCATACGAGGGGTGTACTTCTGTTCCGAAGCACTCTGGATAAAGTCCATACCAGGTGTCTCAGTGGTCTTGCTTGTATTAATTTGACCCCAATCATCGTTTATATAAGCCAAGGTCCTGTGAGTCATCCCATCGTTAAACTTATCAGGTGATTTAAAGAAGATATATTGCGAGTCGTCTGACTTGAACAATTTCTGTTCAGTTTCATTATTCAACAACTGCAATTCATACCAGGTAACCTGGCGTGCCATCATGATACAACAGTTCGACTTACCCACTCCCGATTCACCCTTCAAAAGGGTTACTACTGGTCGTGCACGAAGTGAACCACGCTGGCCCGCCTTATTAGCAACCTCGGCCGAAATCTTCTCAAGTTGATAAACCAAATGGACTATCACCTGACACGCTTTCTTCTTGTCTTCACTCTTTTTAATAATATCGCGACCCGTTCCAATCAACTCTCTTACACGAATGAGAGTTTCTTGGGTCATGAGTAGTCTCTTCGATTCAGCGTCCTGCAACAGAAGAACAACCTGATCGTACCACTCACGGGCCTCAAGTCCCAAACCAGCTCCAAAAAACTGGTTGGCAAAAGTTGGAGCAATCCAAGAAGCAATTGCACCGACGAAATCGAGAATTCCAACAATGAACGTTTCAATTCCGGCGGATGTAGAAGGAAGTCGTGCTAATGATTGCTGAATCGAACTCAGTGAACGGAAATCAGCATTCACACCCATCAAAATCAAACCGATAAGTTTGGCTGCTTCTGTCACCATAAAGGCTTGATCATGAACAACAGGAACAACCTCGTCATCGGTGGTTTGCGAAATTTTCTCCTGCAAATAGGCAAAAATAGGCTCAATTAGATGACGAGCGGTATAAAAGTTCGAAAACAAAAGACAAGTCGCAACAACCAACAATGTTTTGTTCCCAGTTTTCTTGTAGTAATACCCTATCAAAACTGTCAAAAGGGGTATAAGAAAAGGTCCAGCCTTACGTAGAGCTTCAATAATCGAATCAGTGAACAAAGCAGCACTCTCAACTCTTCCAAGAACTGAGAAAGCAGTTTTTAATTGTTCATTGTTAGCAATTACGTCGTTGATATGGTCAGCTGCTACCTTAGGATCGTTTACGGAAGAAAAAACTTTCAACAACCCAGACAAAGCACCACCAAGACCTCCATCTTGAGGGTATATCTCAGAAGTAGACATTACGACTTTGATCAGTCGCTTGAAAACGACAGAGCTTCGGTAAAACTGAAACTCATCCACACGACGTCTGATCCAATAATCACGACGAAGGAAAAACTTGTGAGACACTAAATAGTTCCTGAGAGTCTCAGCACACATGTGCATCACATGCTCATGCATATAAGACCACAAGTACATACTCTGGCCTCCATCAAGCATAGGCAAATAGGAGAGATCAATAGGATCCTCAACCTTACGGATGAGATATTGACACATTACGCGGACGACGCATTCCACAGTAATATCACTGTGAATTGAAGGAGGGTGGGTACGCATCTGGAAGATACACCTCCCAACAGCGTCATTGAGCATAGTTTGGAAAAGGGTGACTTCAGGCATGTAACCGCAAGTGCGATAGTGGAAAACACGCCGACTAATGAGATCACCATAGCGATCGCCAATCTCCGTAACGAGAAAGCGATGTACAGACTCTTGCGATTCCACATCCAAGGGCCGAGTACGTAAGGGTTTCGGGACCGAAGAAAGGGTAGGGATGATAGATATATACCATCCAAGGAAATCTTGAAGCGACCACATAACTTGGTTATCACGTGGAAGTTGTGTATATAAAGTCACAGCGAAGTGGAGAATAGTATCTCCAAAGAAGGGGATTTGCATAAACCAAGGGAACTCATGGGAAATGTGAGTTCGCTCAGAGTCGGTAGAGAGAGAATCGGAAAAGTCAGATTCGTAATCTGACACATCATCATAAGCTTCATCATTACGTTGCAAAACCTCAAACCGACGGATAAAACCGTCGGTCAAGGCATCTTCAAAGAGACTCTCGACATCCCCGAGGGGAATCTGTGTAGGGGTTTGCGTATCCATATCCGGGACAAAAGTTTTAGAAAAGACCAAGAACTCCAACAACCGGTACTCCTCAAAACAAGTAAGATCACAACGGTCACGTTAAGGTCAGGGACCAAAAACGCTCCTGATGTCTTCGATACAAAGCTGTCGGATGTCGTAGTACAGTCAAGGACTAGTAGTACGATTTCAACAACGTTTAAACGGAATTCCTGTAATAGATCAGGGATCAATATCACAGTTCACGCCTGCTTAGTAGCTATCTCACAAGATGGTTTCAAAGTTGCTGTGTTAAGTATCAATTCGTATTGTCAATTGACTTACG